TAACAGCTTTATATAATCAAAGAGAAAAAATTCTTTCAACAAAACCCAGTAAAGATAGAGAAAAAAAATTAGAGGAAATAAATGTGAAGGGAATGAATGTTGTTTCTGATCCAAAAGTTTCAGGTTTTTTAAATTTTAAAATTGTTAATCCATTAAATTTAAAAACTTCTGATTTTGGAATTAAACCTGGCTATACTATAGGGCAAGGTATAATAAACAAACCTATAAAAAAATTAAGTAAAACAGACAAAGAAATTATAGCTTTAAACAAACAAGCAATAATGGATCAGTTTAAAAAAGATGGTGGCCGTGTTGGGTTTAAAAAAAATGGAGGCATGATAGTTGATACGTATTCTGATGGGACAAAATTAAATAAAATTAATAGTTATTTAAAAGGATTGTCATAATGTCATTTTTAGTAGCAAACGTTCCACCAATAAAAGTTCATGTTAAAAAACAATATCTGTATGATTTACAAAAAGGTCACGGCGAGTTTACTGAAGGTGTGTGGGTTACATGCAAATCAATACAAGGCAGAGCGTTGTACTTTGAAACCTACTTGCCAGAGTACGGTGCACTTTATGATAAACTTCCGATTTCCGCTTTTGTAGCTGAACCTACAGAATTAGATTTACCACTTGAAGAATTAGAATTGTGGGATGCATTCGATTATGGCTTGACTGTAATTGAGAAAGCAGCAATCTCTGGCTGCAAAACAAAATACTTATCACCTTCTAAGAAGTGGCATACAGGGGAATATCTGTTTACCATTGACAACTGTCATCAGGACAAAAATATATTAAACACTGGCTATGCTGAAATACCAGAGGAACATAAGTCTTTTAATATTTTGTTATTGGACAACGGACACTTTGCAGCACAGCCTAACAATCGTTGCTTATTCTATGATAAATCGCTAAGTCCTTCAGAACTAAAGACTCCTGACTTTAAGGTATCAACTATTGAATACAATGTAGAGACCGAAAGCAAATGGACAGCGGGCGATGACGATAATTATTTTTACGGCTTGAAAGAGCAGAAATAATCTATTATTATATTCGATGATTAACCGTTCACAACTAGGGAGAACTACAGACATGGGATTAGCTATAGTAAAACAAAAAAGCCTTAAAGATAAACAAGGCAAAGATGTTAAAACAAAAAAAGGAAAATCTGTTCTTACAAAAGAGACAGAAATTGTAAATAAAAAATCACTTATTAAAAATTTAGGTTTAGATAAACCAGGAAAAAGACAAGGGCCTAAAGGAGGCCGTCAAGCTCTGAAACCAGGAGGCAAAGTTGGTTTAAAAAAAGTTGATAAAAAGAAAAATCCAGGTTTGGCTAAATTGCCTATGAAAGTAAGAAACAACATGGGTTATGAGAAAAAAGGTGGTCTCGCTATGAAAAAAGGCGGTCGCGCTAGATAATGGCAAAACTTTGTGCAAAAGGAAAAGCAGCAGCGAAGCGTAAGTTTAAGGTCTATCCTTCAGCGTACGCTAATATGTATGCGTCCGGTGTGTGTTCAGGAAAAATTACTCCAGGTGGTAAGAAAAATAAAAAAGCTGACGGGGGAAGAGTGGGTTTAAAGAATGGTGGATCACCAGGTAAGATTGCCAAAGGTTGTGGTGCGGTTATGAGTAACCGTCGTAAAGTAACCCAGTATGTCTGATGGCGGAAAAAGGTTTAAGAGCATGGGTCAAAGAGAAGTGGGTGGACATTGGAGCACCCAAGAAGAATGGGAAATACCAGCCATGCGGGAGAAGCAAGGGGTCAAAGAGGAAATATCCAAAATGCGTACCACTTGCAAAGGCCACACGAATGACAAAGTCGCAAAAGGCGAGTGCTGTCAGCAGAAAAAGAGCAGCGGGTAACACAGGACCCAAACCAACAAACGTAAAAACGTTTGCGAAACGTAAAAAAGCTGCGAATGGGGGATCAATGAGTAATTATAGACAACATTTAAGGAAACCGTGAAGCCAACAAAAATAGGAAACGAATGGATAACCTCAACTTACAAAAATTTTCCTATTAGCAGGTTAAAAAATAAAACAAACAAGGAAAAAACATGGCAAGAACACCAGCGTGGCAACGAAAAGAAGGCAAAAGTAAGTCAGGAGGCTTGAATAAAAAGGGCGTGGCGTCATATAGACGTGCAAACCCTGGTTCAAAGCTAAAAACTGCTGTTACAACGAAGCCATCTAAGCTAAAAAAAGGTTCCAAAGCTGCAAAACGACGTAAATCGTTCTGCGCACGTATGAAAGGCATGAAAAAGAAACGTACAGGTTCAAAAACTGCACGTGATCCTAACTCTAGGATCAATAAATCTTTACGAAAATGGAATTGCTAACACGTGTTGTGCCGAAATTGCGATCACGAGTGTCATTGCGGAAACAACGGCGTGTGTGCCGTATGCAAATGCGCAAATTGCGAGCATAATGCCTTAGATGAATTTTGGGATCGAGTTAGCGAAAAGAAAGTTGACGTAGAAGAATAAAAACAGTATTCTGAGTTAGCATTATAAGGGTAATCATCATGACCGCTACATTTTTAGGACTTCAAAGCAACGCTAAGATTAGCAAATCTGCTCGTGAAGCTTTTAATAGTACGTATGGTGGAAAACCTTTTCTTGAAATTGCACCTGCTTTAAAAGCTTTAGGTTTAAATAAAAATGATGCCAGAGTAAGACAAAAAGATGGTGGAAGAATTAATTATGCTCTTGGAGGCAGTGGTGATATGCCGGATGCTGTTGGTCCAATGGAGCCAGGTTTCGATCCAGATCCGAATGCTCCTCCAGTGATGGAAAATAGCTCTTTACAACTTGTAGACATGATTCAATCAATCGATGATCCAGAGAAAAAAATAAACACATCCATAATGCTTCTTATGCAAATGGGAGAAGAAGCAATTCCTTTACTAGAGCAAGCTTTATCAACTGAGGAGTTTGTTGTTTTGTCAAAAAAATTAGAATCTTTACCTGAAGAAGATTTAGCTGCTGGAATTGCAGGATTAGATACATCAGGAATGATGGCAAATATGGATGATGACGATGACATGTTGGACCCTGATGCAATGCAAACTGATCCACAAGAATTGATGAGAGAAATACAATCACAAGGAGCTGTACAAACAGCAAGAGCGCCTTCACAAGAAGGTATCATGTCAATGATGAGAGGCTAGAATGGCTATAGATAGAGAGGTGCCGCTTAAAGAACAAATGAAGTTCGATATGCGAGCAGAAGAAGTTGATATTATGGAAGGTGACCCTCAGCTTGATGCTGATGGTGGAGCTACAATTAACTTTGGTCCAGAAGTTCAAATGTCAGAAGGCCACACTGAAAACTTAGCAGACTTTTTAAGTGATGGTGATCTGGATGTTATATCAAGAGATTTAGTAGAAGCGTACGAAGGCGACAAGGACTCAAGAGAAGAATGGTCGTCTACTTATGCCGAGGGTTTAGATTTACTTGGCATGAAATATGAAGAAAGATCAAATCCATTTCCCGGTGCGTCAGGTGTATCACATCCGTTACTAGCAGAATCAGTTACACAATTTCAAGCACAGTCTTACAAAGAATTATTCCCTGCGGGAGGCCCTGTAAAAACCCAAGTCATGGGTATGACCAACCCTCAAGTTGAGGCACAATCTGGTCGCGTTAAAGAATTTATGAATTATCAACTAACCCACGTCATGGAAGAATACGAACCCGAGCTTGATCAAATGCTTTTTCACTTACCCTTATCAGGTTCGGCGTTTCGTAAAATTTATTTTGATAATACACTAGGACGACCTGTTTCTAAGTTTGTATCATCAGAAGATTTAGTTGTTCCATACGAGGCAACTGATTTAATGACGTGTGCAAGAATTACTCACGTTGTAAAAATGATGTCAAATGAATTACGTAAGTTTCAAGTATCAGGATTCTATCGTGACATAGACTTAGAAGATCCAAAAGATGATGACCCCAGTAAAGTAAAAGAAAAGATAGATGAAATTGATGGAAAGAAAAAAGCTTATACAAAAGATAATGTTCACACATTATTAGAAATGCATGTTGATCTTGACCTTCCAGGTTATGAAGATGCCAATGAGGCAGGCGAAGAGACTGGAATTAGTTTACCGTACATTGTAACTATTGAAGACAACTCAGGGGAAATTTTATCAATACGTAGAAACTGGAATGAACAAGATCCACTCAAAATTAAAAAACAATATTTCGTACATTACAAGTTCTTGCCAGGTCTTGGTTTCTATGGTTTTGGTCTTATTCATATGCTTGGTGGTCTCACAAAAACCGCAACCTCTATATTACGACAGCTTATCGATGCCGGAACACTTGTTAATTTACCAGCTGGTTTCAAAGCAAGAGGGCTTAGAATTAGGGATGATGATCAACCTCTAGTACCAGGTGAGTTTAGAGATGTTGATGCCCCTGCTGGAGACATTCGTAATTCACTAGTTCCATTACCTTACAAAGAACCATCAGGAACGTTATTTAATTTATTAGGTTTTGTTATTGAAAGTGGTAAATCATTTGCTGCGGTTGCTGACATGAAACTTGGTGAAGGTAATGAAGTAAATCCTGTTGGTACTACTATGGCTCTTCTTGAAAGAGGCATGAAAGTTATGTCTGCAATTCATAAAAGAATGCACATGGCTCAAGGTAAAGAGTTTAAATTACTGGCTCAATTGTTTGCAGAAACACTACCAAACGTTTATCCATATCAAGTAGTAGGAGGAAATCAAGCAGTCAAAGCACAAGACTTTGATGAAAGAATTGATGTTATACCTGTGTCGGACCCTAACATATTTTCAGTTACACAACGGGTAACTCTTGCACAACAACAATTACAACTTGCGCAAGCTGCACCGGAGATGCACAGTTTACCAGAAGCATACAGAAGGATGTATGAAGCAATGGGTGTGCAAAATATAGAAGCGCTTATGCCTCCACCACCACAGCCACAACCAAAAGATCCTGCAACTGAAAATTCAGATTTACTGGCAGGAATGCCTGCACAAGCTTTTCAAGGGCAGAATCATGACGCTCATATTGCATCTCATTTTTCATTAATGACAAGCACAGTTGTTAAAAGCAATCCTATGGCAATGGCAAATATTCAAGCTCATGTTATGCAACATATTTCACTAAAAGCTCAAGAAGAAATTCAAGCAGAAGTACAACAACAGATGATGCAAATGCCTCCTGAACAACAACAGATGATGCAACAACAGATGATGATGGAAATGCAAAACAGAGTTGCAGAGCGTGAAGCTGAATTAATTGATAATTTTGTAACTGAATTAGAAGATGCTTTAAAAGATTCTACGCAAGATCCTCTTG